TTCTTAGTACAATTTGGGAATTTATTAAAACGGCTGCGTCTATGGCCTGGGAATGGATAAAATCTACTGTAACAAGTTTGATCACAGGTTTGGTGCAGGAAGCTCAAAGTATCTGGGACGGCTTCATGAACTTTCTCTCTAGCTTGTGGGAAGGTATCAAGTCTACTGCAAGTTCAGCATGGGAATCTTTAAAATCTAGTGTGTTAAGTATTATTGACAATCTTGTCTCAGGAGCACAATCATCGTGGGATACCATGTCAAATGCTGTATCTAGTCTTGTAAGCAATGTGACGGGATTCTTTGACCAATTGTGGAATATTGACTTATTCGGAGCGGGTCAAGCAATCTTACAAGGTTTCTTGAATGGTCTAAAATCTATGTGGTCTTCTGTAACTGACTTCGTCGGTGGTATCGCTGGTTGGATACGTGACCATAAAGGACCTATTGAGTATGACCGTAAGTTATTGATTCCTGCAGGTAATGCAATTATGGGAAGTTTAGACAATGGATTAATAGATGGGTTTAAAGACGTCAAGAAAACGGTCGGAGGTATGGCTGGTGAGATTTCGGATGTATTTTCAGGAGACATTCTGGATCTGAACTCATCTGCGTCCGTGACCAAAAGTCTTGAGGCACAGTTGGCTATGCCGTCAGCCCAATTTGAAGCACATGATAGCAAAACCGTGTCTGAGATAGCGATTCTGAGAGCAAGTATGGAGAAAATCCTTACTGCTATCCTTGAAAAATCGTCAGATATCTACCTAGACAATGACATTATTTCGATGAAAACGTATGAACAACACGGTGCAATATATGCAAGGGAGGGAATTTAATGGATTATATGATCATCAATGGTTTTAATACATCAACCCTTCCTGGTTGTGTTGTGACAGATTTTGGAAAGGTCGAAGCTGCAAGGCCTAAAGGTGAAAAAACCGAACTGTTCGGAGTTAATGGCAGTTATCGTGTATTAGAAGGTTCTTTCGCTAGCTACGAAAGGACCTTCACTCTCCACGTTAAAAAAATGGTTGAGATTTCAAGTATTCTTGATAAGTTTCAATCGAATGATAATGTTTTAGAGTTTAGCTATCAGTTGGGGTCGTTATTCTATGCAAACTTCCTTACTGCTAGTTTTGAACCGTTTGGGAATCATGCTTGGAAGTTGGAAATCAAACTAGACATGCAACCGTTCAGGTATCTGAAGAATGTCGCACCAATCGTATTAACAAGCGCTGGAACAATTGAGAATATTGGTACGGTCTATTCAGAGCCTATCATCGAGATCGAGGGAAATGGAGATGTATCACTCACTATTGGACGTAAAACCATGTATTTGTCAATCATTGGTAAGGCTACGATTGACTGTAGACAAGGAAAGCAGAACATCTTTAATGCCAATGGTGCAGTGCAGAACACACTACGCAAGCGAGGTGGGTTCTTTGAAATCCCTGTTGGTCGTAACGGTGTGACATTTACAGGAAATGTACGTAAGGTGACTATTCGTCCTAATTGGAGGTATCTAGTATGATTTATTTAACAGAAGGGAATGTACCTCTGAATGCTGCCTATGATGACGAAATAGTTCAGATAGATAGAAATACCTATCAATTAACATTTAAATTCCCTACTAACAACATTTTGTGGCAGAGGTTAAGGGAAGAAACATTCTTGACTGCCGATGATCTACATGGTGAGCAAGACTTTGTAATTTTTGAAGTTGAGAAACAACATGGATATATTCATGTTTATGCCAATCAAGTCATGACCTTGTTAAATCACTATGTTGTACATCCAATCAATCTTGACAGAGAGACTGGCTCAACTGCTTTAAGTCGTTTTGCAGGAAGCATCACTCGTGACAATCCATTCTCGTTTTTCTCAGATATTGATGATAGACATAGCTTTAATACTGACACTAAGAACGCTATGGAAGTTTTGACCAAGGATAAACACTCTATTCTAGGTCAGTGGGGTGGTGATTTAGTCAGACATGGTTATCAGGTTCGACTCTTAAAAAATGGCGGTTCAGAGAATGAATCGCTTTTTATGTACAAGAAAAACCTGTCTAGCTACCAACACAAGACATCTACCAAGTCTTTGAAGACTCGAATTACTTTTAAAACGACTGTTAAAGGTAAGGGAGAGAATGCTGATGATAAGCATTATAAAGTGGTTGTCGATAGCCCCTTAATCAATAAATACAGTCAGATTTATGAGGATGTTGTAGAAGTCAACGACCAAGATGTTAAGGATGAAGCAAGCCTTAGAGAATATGGCAAGCAATATTTCAGAACTAGTCTATGTGACTTGATGGAAGATAGCCTTGAAATTGATGTTGTAGGTCAAAGTGATGTACCTGTCCAAATGTTCGATGTTGTAGGTGTCTACCATGAGACATTCGATTTGGATGTAAGGAAGAAAATCACTAAATACACCTACTCCCCAATGGCCAAGAAATTGAAGTCTATTGGTTTTGGTGAATTCAAGTCGGGTCTTGCACATGCGATCGGGAATGTCGTGAGTGATGCTGTCAAAGGTGAAACTCAGCAATTTCAAAGTAATTTTGAGCGACAGTTAGAGAGAGAACTTAAGAATGCTGACCTTGCCTTTGACCGAAAAAAAGAAGAATTAACTAATCAATTCACAGATGAAGTGAATGCCATCAAAGCTAAAAACGAACAAGACAAGCGTGCTCTATCCGATGAAATCAATCGAAGGTTTCGCGACTTCAGCCCGACAGGTTTTGACGAAGCCAAAGCAAAAGCAGAAGAAGCCTTGAAAAAAGCTGGAGCAAGTGAAGATTTAGCTAAAGAAGCTAAAATAATCGCCAATAACAGCTTGAATAAGCTAAACGATAATGACGATCGATTTGCAGAATACAAACAAGCAGTCAGTGAACGTATAGGAAATCTTTTTAATCGAATGGCTGGCAAGGTCGATCAAGTAGAATTCCAACGTGTCAAAGAAACGGCTGAACTTTATGAGCGCATTTTGGGTGGTGTTGAAAGCGACATATCAAAAAACGTTTCACGATTGGTCATGAGTAATCAAGTTTTTCAGACTGAGGTAGGTAAGTACGTCACAGATGATAACAACTTGATTGTTAATTCTATGACAATGGATAAGCATTCGCTTGTTAATCCAAACAGGAATGGCGTTAATATTTCAGTAAACGAGGGTGTTTTCACAATCAAGGCGGAAGGGTTAACAAGCTATAATTTTAGTGGGTTTACACTCCCAATTTATGTGAAGAAAATTTATCGTGGCGAAACTTATACACTCGGATTTAAATATCGTATTCGTGAAAAAGTTGATACTAACTTTGTTTTCACAGTAAAAAATCACGTTGATAATAAAATGTTATTATCGGCTGATATGGCAAATGCACAGACTCCCGCAAGCGATGAATGGCAAGATTTTCAACGCACTTTCACGGTTCGAGAGGATTTTGCTTTTGGTGAAGACCCAAAAGGGCGCTATCCGTTCTATATTTACATGGCCAAGAATGGCTGGATTGAGTTCAAGGAACCTATTTTAGTTAGAGGTAGTAGAACTGGGCCATACAAACCAAGTCAATTCGATGATGCTTACAAGACCACAGACGAAGCTAAAGGACTTGCTACGGATGCACAGACAAGAGCGATACAGATTGCTCAAGGTTTAGAAGCAACACGAACACAAGTCACACAGCTTGCTGGTTCATACGCAATCCAAAACTTAAATAGCGCAGGCGACATAATCAACGGTATCAATTTCGCTGCTAATGGTAATAACCGTATTATTGGTAGAGCTACTCATATTACAGGTGACACCTTGATTGATAATGCAGTTATTAAATCAGCTATGATTGATAAGCTAAAAACAGCCAACTTTGAAGCTGGCTCGGTCACTACTACTATCTTAGGAGCTGAAGCAGTCACGGCTGAAAAAGTAAAATTTGATACTGCATTCATTCAGCGGTTAGTATCACAACAGGCATTCATCAATGAACTGTTTGCGAAACAAGCGACCATTACTCAGATTCAATCCATTGATTTTACAGGCAATAATATCAGAGGTGGAAAAATTTCATCACTAAACAGCGTGACTGATTTTGATTTACAGACTGGTTGGATTGATATGAACAAGGAAGCCGTCGGAATACGAAATAGATTCCCTGGAAAACCTATGCAATTCCTTATTTTTGGTCAAGGCTCACTTAATGGGGTTGACGGTGCATATACTCAACTTATGAGTAACCGTAACGGAGTTACAGGGATTGAACATACTTCGGCAGGTATTCAAATCTGGAACGGTAGGCAAGGCGAAAATATTCAGACAGCTATTACATTTTATGGAAAATCGATGGACTTTATGCCAAATTCGCTAGGTGGTGGAATTACCGTGAACACCGAAAACCGTACAATTTCAAATTTGAATAATATTTATTTCCGTGGAACATCTTTAGCGACAATCCTAGATTTAATTGACAAGAACTTCATAGGTATTGAAAAACATTTTAAACATAATAAACTCGGCGCTCCTGGACGTTATACTATTAGAATTTAGAAAGGTAGAACATGAACACACAAGATAAAGTTATTAACAATTTAGCAATTCAACTTGCTAATAAGACAATTACAGAAGCATTTAGCACTACTGAACGCGATGAGGCACAAGCACAACTTCAAGAAGCTAATAGCCAACTTGAAAAAATCAACAAGGTCTTACAGTCAAATGAAGAATTAAAGGCTCTATTTGACAAAGTGGCAGAAGAATTAGACAAACCAAAGGAAGAAGGGTAATATATGACATTTAAAGTAGTAAATAAATACTTACAAGACAACAACCGTACTTTCGTTGCTATCCGACAAGAAAATCCATATACGGCTTTTGACCGTGTACTGGTTGGAAACCGTGTGAACGAGTCAGACGAGGTTCTTATCGAAGCAGTTCTTGGTCAGGTAGCTACTGAACTAAATCCTGCTGAAGGTGTGAAGAAATTACAAGAAGATTTGCACACACAGGCTCAAGAATATGAAACCAAACTAGCAGAAAAAGAAGCGCAAATTGCAGAAGTAAAAGCTATTGCAAACTGGGCGGTATTAGCTCGTGTTACTGATACGGATAACCCGCTTGATCCGACAATTTACAAAAAAGGTCTTGAACTGGTAGACCTTGGCCAAGTTGGTAAAGTTTACCAACCTCAAGACATTTTTACGATTGAAAACCCTGAACATATTGAAAAATTCCAAGAAGGAAAAAGGGTTATGATTCAAGTCACAGAGCCATTCACTTATCAAGGGCAGACGGTAGAACAGTTGGAAGAATTGTACAAAAACGGAAAAATTGGAATTTGGAATTGGGAACCACCTAAAGCACCAAAGGAAAGCAACGAGCTTGAAACTGAAGCAGTACCACGCTAGAAAGGAGATATATGCAAATCGAATTTTTCAATTTTTTACGTAGCGTTGTCCAGACCGAAGACGGACTAGTCTTGTACGCTCTAGCTTTAATTGTCTCAATGGAAATCATTGATTTTTTAACAGGAACGATTGCTGCTATCGCCAATCCCGATATCGAGTATAAGAGCAAAATCGGCATCAACGGGCTCCTTCGTAAGATTTTAGGGGTTCTCTTGCTAATGATCCTTATCCCAATGTCCGTACTCTTACCTGAGAAGACAGGATTCGCATTCTTGTACTCGATCTATCTCGGGTATATCGCATTTACTTTTCAATCGCTCGTTGAAAATTACCGCAAATTAAAAGGAAATATCACTCTTTTTCAGCCCATTTTAAAAGCGTTTCAGCGCTTGCTTGAGAAAGGTGAAGATAAGAACAAAGGAGAATAACACATGTCACAATTTAACGAAATTATCATTGCTTTTGTTACAGGATTTTTAGCAGTAGCGACAGGCAGCATCATCAAAGCAGTAAAAGATTACTTTATCAAAAAAGGTGGCGAACAGACGGTCAAGATTATCGAAATCTTGGCCAAAAATGCGGTCAATGCCGTGGAGCAGGTCGCATTCGAAACTGGCTTTAAAGGCGAGGAAAAGTTAGAACAAGCACGAACTAAAATCCGTGCTGAGTTAAGTAAGTACAACATTAACATGACCGATATGGACTTAGAAACGTTTATTGAATCTGCAGTCAAGCAGATGAATGACGCTTGGAAAGGACAGTAAAAATGGTAGTAAATATTGAGACAGCTATCGCTTGGATGCGAGCTAAGCAGGGCAATGTGACTTATAGCATGGATCATCGTGATGGACCTTATTCATATGATTGTTCATCATCTGTATATTATGCATTGCGAGAAGCTGGAGCAGTGTCAGCAGGTTGGGCTGTGAATACTGAGTATGAACATGACTGGTTGATTAAAAATGGTTATGAGCTCATCTCTGAGAACCAACCTTGGGATGCTAAGCGTGGGGATATCTTTATTTGGGGTCGTCGTGGGTACTCTAGTGGTGCAGGTGGCCATACAGGTATGTTTGTAGACAGTGATAATATCATCCACTGTAACTATGCACGTAATGGTATTACTGTTAACGACCATGACGATATTTGGTATTCTGCAGGATCACCATACTTCTACGCTTATCGCTTGACTAATTCTAATTCAAATCCTGAAGAAATCAAGAGAGGTTGGCAGAAGAACGACAAGGGCTATTGGTTTGTGCGACCAAACGGGACACTTCCTAAAGATCGATTCGAATATATCGAAGAGAATAAGTCGTGGTTCTACTTTGATGCAGATGGTTACATGTACGCTGACCGTTGGTTGAAACATAACGACGGGTTCTGGTACTGGTTCGACAAGGACGGGTATATGGCTACAGCATGGAAGAAAATTGCAGATAAATGGTATTACTTCAATCGTGATGGTTCTATGCAAATTGGCTGGATTAAATACTACGATAACTGGTACTACTGTGATTCAGTCAATGGTGACATGAAATCAGATACTTTCATTAAGTACAATGATGGCTGGTACCTACTTCTTCCTGACGGTCGCTTGGATGAAAAACCAGCGTTCACGGTTGAACCTGATGGTTTAATTACTATCACAGATAAATAGCTAAAATAAAAAAATCAAATAGAAAGAACAAATTAATTATACACACAGAAACCGCAGGCAGTAGCTTGCGGTTTTTTCTGTTGCTACGAAAGTAGTTTTTCTAATTTAAAGATTTACTTTCATTGTTTTTCCTGTTATAATTTAAGTCCACCCCAAAAGGGGTGGATAGTGATTTCTCACTATCCAAATTCGATGTGCCATTCAAAGCTGATTATAAATAAGTTTATTTTGACTACTAGCTTATTTGTTTTGACTTTGAGTGGCTTCTTTTTAAACTTATTTGATGATTTTTTTTTAAAAAATAAGGGGGCAAAAAAGGGGCAAAAATGTCGTAAACTTATGTAAAACGATGTAAAAACAATTATTTTAAAGCTGAAAATGTAGCGATTTTATAATATATAGGAATTTGATGTAAATATATGTAATAGCATTTTTAAAAGTAGATGGATTCTAATAAA